GATCAAATATATCAAGTGCAATCCCATGGAATGGGCAAACATTGCCACATATTGTGGTTTGGAAAGGGGATGGAAAAAATGAGTGATTCCGTGCAGATTATTCTGATCCTGTGCATCACCTATGTGGTGGGCATGATCATCAGCAAGTGGAAGCCCATTCAGGGCAACCAGAAGCCCCAGCAGAAGGATGGTGTCAAAAAGTGAGCCATTCCAGACTTGGCTATTCAACTGTGTCCACCTTTGAACAGTGCCCCTTCCGGTATAAGTGCCAGTATGTGGACGGTCTGAAGACCCTTCCCAATACGGATCCGGCCAATGCCTTGATCATCGGCACTGCCCTTCACCGGGGCATTGAAACGGATGTGGACACGGCCATCCGGGAATATTTTGACACCTATCCCATCATCACGGATCTGCATGTTGATGAAGAAATCAAACTGCGGTACCTGATCCCCAAGGTGAAGGAAGTTATCCCGGAAGGCATCCATGAAGTGCAGGTGGTGGACACCAACTTCATTGGCACACTGGATCTTCTGGTTCCACTGAAGCCTGAAGATCTGTCCATGGAAGAAGCAGATGACATCTGTGAACGGTGTCCCGGTGGTTGGGAAAATTGTGAATCATGCAATAGTGGTCATTGCCCCAAAGGGAAATATCATGGCTGGCATGATCTGTATGACTTCAAGTACATCAACCCCAAGAACCGGAACAAGTACATGGATTCCAGACAGCTTCATCTGTATGCCTATTACTGGATGAAGAAGAATCCCGGCAAGAAAATCCGGAAAATGTTCTTTGTCTTCATTCCCAAGGTGCAGATCCGTCAGAAGAAAACTGAAGATCTGTTCCAGTTCCGTCAGCGGTTGCTGGAAGAACTGAATCAGGTGCAGATCCATGTGGAATCTGTCACCTATGACCCCCAGAAGGTCATTGACCATCTGGAACTGACACAGGCCATTCTGACCTGTGATGAATTCCCCAAGAATCCCACCAGACTGTGTGACTGGTGTGATTATAAAAATTTCTGTCATGAAGGAGATATGAACGATATGGCATTACCGAGTATTGAGCGTGTGCCGGTGAACTTCAGCCAGCACAAGAAAATGTGGATCTATGGTGCACCCTTCAGTGGAAAGACCACTGTCTGTGACGGTGCCCCCATCCCCCTGAACCTGAACACGGACGGCAATGTGAAGGCCGTCACAATGGCCAGACTGCCCATCAAGGACACCATGGAAGGCCGTCAGAAGAAGCTGGCATGGGAAGTCTTCAAGGAAGCCATCAATGATCTGGAAGCCGGTTCCGACTTTGAAACCATTCTGGTTGACCTGCTGGAAGACACCTATGAATCTTGCAGACTGTACATGTACAAGCAGATGGGCATCACCCATGAATCTGATGACAGCTTCCGTGCATGGGATAAGGTCAGAACTGAATTCCTGTCCACCATCAGACGGCTGATGAATCTGCCCTACAACATCATTCTGATCAGCCATGAAGACATGTCCAAGGACATCACCAAGCGAACCGGTGACAAGATCACGGCCATCAAGCCCAACATTCAGGACAAGATTGCCAATAAGATTGCCGGCATGGTGGACATTGTGTGCCGTGTGCTGGTGGAAGATGATGGCCGGTACCTGTCTTTCAAGTCTGATGCCGTTGTCTTTGGTGGTGGCCGTATCACCGGCCATGGCAAGACCCAGATCCCCCTGACTTGGGATGCTATTGAAGAATTCTATGCCACGGTGAACGGCCAGAAGGCCGCTGATCAGCCTGAACCCAAGGGCAATGAAGAAGCACCGGCACAGCCTGAACAGCCCAGCAGACGGGGCAGAAAGGCCGCTGAACCTGCTGAAGAAGTGGTGACCAACACACCCCCTGAAGCACCTGCTGTCACCCCGGATCCCGTGGATCCCCCGGCTGAAGAACAGCCCAAAAGAAGAACCAGAAGAACCAGATCTTAATATGTGAAAGGATGAACACAACATGAGTATTTTTGACAAGTATGCAGACAAGATCAATGCCGATGACCTGAAGGCATCCCAGAAGGAAATTCAGGACAATGCCGGTGGCGGCAATCGTGAAGATGTGCCCGTGGGCAAGTATGAAGTCAAGGTGGACAAGCTGGAATGCAAGAAGTCCAAGGCCGGCAACCTGATGGTGTCCATCTGGTTCCGCATCATGACCGGCAAGTATGAAAAGTCCGTGATCTTCTACAACGGTGTGTTCCATGAAGACTGGATGCGGCACCGTGTGGCCAAGATCCTGTCTGATCTGCTGGATGACGGTGACAGAACCGCTGAAATCAACCTGATCCTGAAGACCGGCAACATGCAGGTGATCAATGACTTCTGCATGGACATCCATGAAGCCATTGATGGCCGTCTGGAATACCTGCTGGACTATGGTCTGTCCAAGGGTTACAACACCTACACCATCACGGAAGTCTATGATGCCCAGTAAGTAAACTGGATCCCCACCGGCGGTCATCTGCCGGTGGGGAACAGAAAGGAAGGTGATAATGTGCTGAATGTTTTAAGTTTATTTAGCGGCATCGGTGCATTTGAAATGGCCTTGAAGAATCTGGGTGTGGACTTCAATCTGGTTGGCTATTGTGAAATTGATGAATCTGCTTCCAAGGTATATTCTGCAATTCACAATGTCCCGGAAACTATGAATCTATTGGATGTCACTAAGGTTGACACGGCCATCCTATCAAAAAATATTGACCTGTTGACATATGGATTCCCCTGCCAGGACATCAGCAATGCAGGAATGATGAAAGGTCTGTTCAATCCAGATGGAACACCAACAAGATCTGGCCTGTTCTTTGAAGCATTGCGGATCATTGAAGGCACCAAGCCCAAGGTTGCGATTGCCGAAAATGTGAAGATGCTGACTTCCAAAAGGTTTGCGGCAGAATTCAGGATTGTGCTGGAATCCTTGGAACAGGCTGGCTACAACAATTATTGGGCGGTGCTGAATGCCAAGGATTATGGTGTCCCACAAAACCGTGAACGGGTCTTCATCGTCAGCATCCGGAAAGACATTGATACCGATTCCTTTAGTTTTCCGGCAGCATTCCCATTGAAGGTGAAACTGAAGGACATTGTGGAAGATGTTGTTGATGAACAATACTTTGTCAAGAAGGAATTGACACGGAAGCTGGTCATCAGCAGTGATGTGTCTGAACCCCAAGTGTTGCGGTTGGTCAGAAGTGAACACGGGAAACAGATCCGGAAGCAATATGAATCCGGTGAAGTTGTGGAACCGTGGTGCAACATGAAGCAACTTGAACCCCGGACAGATGGCATATCAAACACCATCAGCACCGTGTTGAAAGACAACTATCTTCTGGTAAGGGAAGCAACCAAGTCAGGTTATGCTGAAGCCCATGTGGGTGATTCCATCAACTTTGAACATCCCAACAGCAAGACCAGACGGGGAAGGGTTGGGAAACAAGTGGCACAGACACTGACAACTTCACCCCAGCAGGGTGTTGTGTTGGAAGGTCTACGGATCCGATACTTTACACCACGGGAATGCTTCCGGTTGATGGGATTCAGTGATGATGCCTTCAATAAAGCGGCCAGTGTTGTCAGTGACCGGCAACTGTACAAACAGGCCGGCAACAGCATTGTGGTTGATGTTCTGGAAGAACTGTTCTGCATGATGCTTGATGAAGATGGGGATCTTTATGTCTAAAACAATACCCCTACCCGTATTTGGAAAGGAAGGTGAACCACATGCTTGAAATAAGACCAATTCATCTGAAGGCGGCATGTGAATTTGTGCGGCAACATCACCGGCACAATCTTCCACCCACCGGTGGGAAGTTTGCGGTGGCATGTCACGATGACGGCAGACTGTGTGGTGTGGCTATCTGTGGAAGACCGGTGGCCAGAAGGCTGGATGATGGTCAGACATTGGAAATCTATCGGAACTGTACCGATGGCACAAGAAATGCCTGTTCCAAGTTATATGGTGCATGTGTCCGTATTGCCAAAGCCATGGGATATACCATGGTGGTCACCTACACCTTGGAATCTGAATCTGGTGCAAGCCTGAAAGCCAGCAATTTCAACAATGAAGGTCTGGCCGGAAAACCGTCATGGACAGGGTGCAGACAGCGTGAATATGCCGTTGCACCCAAAGAAATGAAGTTCAGGTGGATGAAGATGCTGTGATTTTTTATGACTTTGAAGTGTTCATGTATGACTGGCTGGTGGTCATCCTTGACATGGATGCCAGAAAGGAACATGTGATCATCAATGATTCGGAACAGCTGAAGGCATTCTATGAAGCCCACAAGGATGACATCTGGGTGGGATTCAACAGCCGGGACTATGACCAATACATACTGAAGGCCATTTTGCTGGACTTCAACCCCAAGGAAGTCAATGACTGGATCATTGTCAAAAAGAAAAAGGGTTGGCAATTCTCCAATCTGTTCCACAAGATCCCGGTGAACAACTATGATGTGATGCCCAATCCCCCTATTGGTCTGAAGACCTTTGAAGGAATGATGGGCAATGACATCCGGGAATCTGATGTGTCTTTCAGGATCCAGCGGAAGCTGACACCGGCTGAAATTGCAGACACGGTGAAATACTGCCGCCACGATGTGGAACAGACCGTGGAAGTCTTCCTTGAACGGAAAGACAACTTTGATACCATGCTTCAGATGTGTCAGGTCTTCCAGATGCCCCTGTCCCATGTGGGCAAGACGGATGCCGGCATTGCCGCCAAGGTGCTGGATTGTGTGTACACAGACCGGGATGATGAATATGACTTCATCATTGAAGACTTCATTCAGCTGAAAAAATACCACTGTGTGCTGGACTGGTTCCGGAATGCCAAACAGGACTGCATTGCAGAAATGAAGGCGGCACATGCTGAAGCACCCCCATCCCAGAAGTGGAAATATGACTGGACAGATCCGGAAGCCTTCCGGAAGTTCTTCTATGACCGGTCACTGGTGACTGAAATCTGTGGTGTTCCCCATATTGACGGCTGGGGCGGCATCCATGGTGCCCTTGGTGCTGTGGTGAAGCTGGACAAGCAGGGCAAGGTTGTGGTGGACAAGGCCAAGTCCAAGGCCATCTTCCGGAAGGGATCTATCTGGCATGTTGATGTTGGCAGTTACTATCCTTCCTATCTGATCGGCCACCAGCGGATCACCAGATCTGCCAGACACCCTGAAAAGTATGCTGAAGTGTACCACACCAGAATGGCACTGAAGGCCGCCGGCAAGAAGAAAGAACAGGCACCATATAAAAAGCTGTTGAACAGCCTTTCCGGTGCCATGAAGGACAAGCACAATCCGGCCTATGATCCTTGCATGAACAACACCATGGTGGTCAACTGCCAGCTGATGCTGATCATGCTTCTGGAATGGCTGGAAGACATCCCCGGTTTTGAATTGATTCAGTCCAACACAGATGGTCTGATTGTCAAGATCCCGGACACAGATGAAGCCTTTGAAATGCTGGATGACATCTGCTACAAGTGGGAATGCACCTGCTCCACTTCCCTGTGCAAGATCGGCTTGGAATTTGATCAGGTTGATTATATCTACCAGAAGGATGTCAACAACTACCTGTGTAAGTTTGCCGGGAAGGACAAGTATGAACGGAAGGGTGCCTATGTCAAGGAACTGTCCCGGCTGGATGCAGATCTTCCCATCATCAACCGGGCACTGGTGGACTACATGACCAAGGGGATCCATCCGGCAGTCACCATCAATGGCTGTGATGAACTGATCCAGTTCCAGAAGCTGGTGAAGCTGTCTGATGCCTATGAACATGTGGAACACAATGACCGGAAATACCAATACAAGTGTTACCGGGTTTTTGCTTCCACCAGATCCACAGATGGAAGAATCCTGAAGTGCAGATCCGGAAGCAATCCGGCCAAGTTTGGCAACACCCCGGATTCCTGCTTCATCGTGAATGATGACATCAAGACCATGAAGTGTCCTGTCTATCTGGACAAAAAGTGGTATGTGGATCTGGCAAAGAAAAGACTATCAGACTTTGGGGTGATTCTATGAATAGATTGATAGACTTGACCGGTCAGCGGTTTGACCATCTGAAGGTCATTG